TTTTCAACTATATAATTTGTTGTATTTAAAGCATGATCATATTTAAAAAATATATCTGCCTTTAAGATATTAATTGTTAACAATAATATTAACATAGATTTTAATATTATTTTCATTTATAGTCCTCTCTTATTTTTGTGAGAATACTTTTTATTTTAGCAAAGTAATTTTTATCACTTGCATATGCATCCAGTGTTTCTATCAACATGTATGGATTATCAATACCTTCTTCTCTCATTTGTCTATAACCTTGATAGGCATGGTGATTGTTTAAGGTTTTAGTATAATGTAAAACACTATCACACTCATGTTCAAATACTTTAACGCCCCATTTTTTTGGTTTATCTTTCCAAGGTAACATATGAGGCTCTCTTAAATCATATGTACGAATACCAAATAGGTTTTTACCCTCTCTGGCAAATCTACTTGTTCCCCAACCAGACTCTAGAGCTGCCTGTGCTATTAATAGTTCTAAATTGACTCTATTAATATCATTGTAAAAATGAATATACTCGACACACATTTTAACATTATCTATAAACAACTGATTACTATTGTGTTCAAAGTCAGGCAATGATGGTACAGCAGCTTCTGCTCTTTGTTTACCATCAAGTGTATATCCATACCATACAAATGACATTGCTGTAACTACTACAACAAACATCATTGTTTTAATAAAAACTTTAAATTTTACCATCTTTAATTACCTTTTTCAAATCTTTTAAAGTTTTCTTTTTATTCATAGTAACAACATACCATTTATATCTTACTTTATGTTCGCTACTAGGACCAAAAGATGGCACATCATATTCTCTATTAAACACAATAAGGTCTTGTAAGTATAATTTAACAAGATCGTCAAGTATTGCTTCGGAATGGTCTTTTGGCACAGTAGGTGTCTTAAATTCACCTTTGCCTTTTACAACCATTTGTAAAATTTCTTTATGTTTTTTCAATAGTTTCATTATATACCTTTCTTTACGTAATATTCATAGCCGTGGTCTTCAAACTTCTTTTGAATAAACACAAGGTTACTATTATCTAAAAGTTCTCTATAACCTTTAAATATCTTTTTACTTGTTCTGCCTGGAAAGTTATTTAGGATGTCTTTGTGTAAATGTCCTGTATAATATAGTTCCCACTCACTTACATTGTTTTGTAAAACATAATCAATTATGTTTATGCCTTTTCTAATTTGTTGTTTTAACCAATCGTCAACATGGTTTTTTTCACTTTTACTCATAATATAACTTTCTTCTTTCTATAGTTGTAAACCAATATAGTTTACTTTTGGTGAAAAAGACCAGAACACTTCATTATGGTTTCCAGTATCACCTAGGTTTTGCATTTGGTACAAGTGTACCATTTCATGTACTAACGTGTCCATAAAATCTCTCTTTTCAGGATAGGCAGGTAACATTTCTAGTTTATACATTCGTGTACCTTTTCTTTTCCACTCAAATGTAATAACTTGTCCCACACACTTCTCTCTTTTTAAATCTTTTATTTGAATTTGGCCAAATGGAGATAACTTGTTATCAAAAATAGCATTATTTAATTCTTTAAAATACTTCTTTATGTCTTTGTAAGTAGTTGTATATTTTCTTTTTACAGAAAATTCTTTTTTCAACTTTCTTTTAAGTTTCAGAGCTTTTGATTTTCTAGTTACTGTTTTCGCCATTTAATAATTCCTCTTTGTATTTTTTATCTACTTGTAGTCTTAAATCAGCGGCAACACCCTCTAATATTTGAGGTAAGTAAGCCTGTAGTATTGATATTGAATCAACCATAAACTTATGAGCAAGTTTTTCTAACTCATTTTCCATAATATATTTTGTATCAATATCTGTACCTTTTATAGTTTCAGATATAACATGTCCTATAACTGCTTTATTATAGGTGTCGGCCTTAACAACATTAAATATTGACCAAGACCATATATAAACGAAAGCAAGAAATAATGTAAATAAAGGTTTTCTCATTATGAAGTAACCTTATCGTAAAATGTATCTTGGATACATTCTTCTACATTGTGTTCATCAATACCTATTAAATCAAGGTTATCGACTTTCATAATTTCAGCAACAGCAGTTTCTAAATTAATTAGATTATTCTTAAAATTTAAGATAATCTTATCAACTGTTTTTTCAACTTCATCAGTATAATATTGTTTTACTTTTGACATAATGTATTCTCCTTTTTTGTTGTTTTCATACTGCTACTATATCAGAAAATAGTATGAGTTTCAAGCAAAATCGGATAATATAAACCGTTTTTTATACTGTAAATCAAAGGGAAATAGGGTGTGACAATTTATCAAGTAAATGTTCTACTTTTGTTCTACACCCTATAGTTGAATTTTATAGAATCACTCTATAATATTTATGTTTTAGGACGTTTTGTAATCGTCATTCCAACCAAATGCTTCTTTTACCACTGCATCCGTTAGACCTTTATATCTTTTATTAAGTTCTTTCTCTTTTACTGCGACCATCAGTTCAGCATCATCTTTGTGTAAACCTTCTAGCATTTGAATAAACATCATTTCTTTTTTTGTTTTTGAAAGTTGTTCATCTGCACCCTTTACAAAATGCCATAATTTTTTAGCTTCTGTGTATAGAGTCGTATGCTCAGTTCCTGCTGGAGCTTCATTGACCGTATATGGTGGGTTACCAGGTGGTAAATCCCATTCAATTTTTGGATCAAATGCACCTTTTAATACTTGTCTTAATGAAAGTGAATCGTTTTGTTTTAAAACCTCAATTTTTTTAGGTTTGTCTTTTGCGTTATTTACTTTAGTTAGAATTTCGTGTAGCAATGGAGCAGATGATCCACTATATTGCATATTCATATTAGATGTGTTTGTTGGCATATTGCCCTCCTCATTTTGTTATGTAAGGGCGGCACAAGGCCGCCTCTACATTTATTTATGCGTTTTTAAAGAGAGAGATTACGCATTTTTGTAAGCATACGGAGTGCCGTATAACTTTTGGATACCAGCAGCGATAATCGCTTTTGTTGGTTGACCCATTCTGTAAGAAGTACCTTTAGCAGTTTGATTAACATAGATCATATTTCCTTCTGATCTTAATGTATCAATTAAAGCTCTTGGTGAACCTAAATCGAATTTAGTTCTTAAAGATTTCCAAGATACTGGTGCACCTTTTGATAAAAGGTTTAAAACTTTTTGTCTTTTTGACAAAGTTTTTCTACCTCTTGTAGATGTTTTTTTTGATTTTGATACGATTTTCATTGAATCGTTTGAGAATAATGATTTAAACATTTATTCACTCCTTATTATATAATGTGCCTCATTTAAACTATTGAATACTAGGCACGTTGTAGCATTCATAGTATTCCAAAGTGCTTTATGGAATTCTTTAAAACTTTTTATAATCAATTGTAATGGCATATACATCTTTACCTTCACCCTTTGTTGTTACAGCATTATCAACTCTTTCATGTAAAGGATGTTTCATCTTTACTTGTCTTAGCAACAACGACCTAATTGATTCGGTAAAAAGTTTATAATCTTTCAAAAATGTTGGGTCTGTTAAATTAAAGTTTTCGTCTTTTAACTTCATTAAAATATCTTCAGTAATATCATCATTCAATGCCTGTACATAAACTTTATTATGTTGTAGTCTTATCATTTCCTGTCTTTTAGCATCTAACTCTTGTGCCTTTTGATTAGGTCTTACCTTTGGTACCTTAGGAAACAATATAACGTTATTTTCGTTTTTATTTGTCATTAACATTTTTTGTTACTTCACCTTTAAAGTTACATAGACCTTTGTCAGCAAAATACTCAACCAATTCATTATATCCGCCAACGTGTTTATCATCAATTAATATTTGTGGCATAGTTCTTACTTGTTTACCTACAGCCTCAAATAACTGATCTGGTGTTGTAAAATCTTTACCAAACATTTTTTCTGTGTACTCAAGGCCTAATGTCTTTACAAGATGTTTAGACTTCTCGCAATAAACACAATTAGGCTTTGAGTATATTTCTATTTTATGAGTCACTTGTTAGATCCTCTACTTCTTTATATGCCTTTTCTGCCTCTTTCTTTAAGTTATAAGAGTCTGCAACTTCATTTATTGTGTAATGATACATCTTATTAAACTCACCAAGAGGTAGTCTTAAACCAATCCAAGCACGATAGTATCCTTGTTTTGTAAGTGTAACTTCTTGAGCAAACACTTCATATCCTCTTACTTGTGTATTTTTAATTACATTAACTAGAGTCGACTCAACATCTGTTACAACTGTTTTGTTTTGAGATTTACCCAATTCTGTAACAAATATTTTTGCCTTCTTATTCATTTCACCTTTAACTTTATCTGCAACTTCAGCCTTTGAGATCATCATTGCCTTGTCTATTGCAAGTTCAAGGTCTGGTGATGTACTTGTACCAACACCAAATACACATTGTTTAGTTTTATTTTTACCAAAAAGTGTTTTACCACATTCTTTGTTTTCAGAATAATCTTTCATGTACCAAGCAGGCACTTTTAATACCTGATTATTCTTTTCTTGTTTGATAGTGTATGTTGTACTTGAACAAGCTGTTAAAGCAAGTGCTGTAGTACCTATCAAAGCATATCTTATTATTTTATTCATCAACCTTCTCCTTCATATTATTAAACACATTATATACTATTTCTTTTGTTTTGTCAACAGCCTGTGTTTTTTCAACTGTAGAAACAAATGGATCCCAAGTAAATGCAAGGATAATCCATAAGATTGCAAGTGTCAATAGACCTTTTATCATTTTTTCACCTCCCAATTTCCATACTTATCTAAACATACTTTACCAGGTTTGTGATAAGCATGTTTCGGTCGTTCATAGTATCTGCAATAAGCAGGTGTATTCATATCACCGTAGTAAAACTGAGCAAATAACTCCCAATAACTTGGACCGTCATATGCCTTTCTACCATCTGCACATTCTACGACTTCCTGTTTAACTATTTCATCATTTACTTCTTTTATTTCTACCTTTATAAAACAATATTGATTGTTTAGAGGTTGTATTTTATCATAATATACTTTGTCTTTATTATTATTTAATCTATCAATTTTATCCATAGTATTATTAAATGAATCATCTGAAAATGCAATGCTCATCAATATAGGTATTAACAATAACAATAAAAATATAAAAAATAAAGTTCTTTTTTTATTCATTTATCATCCACCTCCCATCAGGCATCTTACAAGCCTCATGCCATTCCATTCTTCTATATGGATTACCATATAATATTGAATCAAAAAATCTTGTATTATCTAAATTTTGATCATGTGTAGTTTCAACCATTGTACACTTAATAGGACCTTTTAAATAAAATCCTGTTGTTTTAATAATACCATTACTTTGTGTTTTAGGATTTTGCCAAGTTGTAAACCCTGGACTATTAGGTGCATTTTCTAAATGATCTACAAATGCTCTTGTCATTAATTGATCGTCTGTTTCAGCATTCATAATATCTGCACCCTTAAATGAACCTGCAACTGCACAAGTAGCCACAACAGCAGGATTGTCACTTATGTATTGCCAACATGTTGTACCAGCAACAGCCGCTGTAGTGGATGCACCAATATAGGACTGTTTGCTAGCACAATTAGAGAGCAACAACAAACAACTAATTAAAAGTAACTTCTTCAACATCTTCAATTTTTAATTTTTCTTTTTCTTTTTTTCTTAATTGTTCTTCTTTTTCTTTTTGTTTTTCTGTCATTTCTTCAATAATCTTATCAAATTGATATTGTTTAAGAGATTTACCGAAGCCGACATTGTAAAAAACATCAACTGGATATTGACTTGAATAAGCTTTTATTAGATTATCAAAATTAATATCTAAGTTTCTATACATCTTCGGATTAGATTTTTTTGCAACTTTATGTGAATTTAATAGTTGTAATCTATTTGTAAAGACATCTTCATACGGTTCGTTTCTTGTTGATTGTTGCAAGTCTTTTTGTTTTGCAATTTTAAATTCTTCAAATATAGTTTGTTTATCTATCATAGTGTCCTTTTGTTAAGTTAATAATCATTATGTACTAATGCTAACACAGAATATCTTAAAAGTCAAGCACTAAAAAGGTTAATAAAATCAACATTTTTAGAAGAACAAAGTAAGAACATCTGACCTATTTCTATTGATTCGTTATTTTTTATCGTATGGACTTGTGTCATTTGACACAACCTTACACATTAATTGTATATCTTCAATAAGGTGATTGATTTCAGCATCCCTCTCAGGCGTTTTAGGATTGTTATACTTTAAATTATATAACTTATCAGCCTGAGTTTTGATGCTGTCAATCTTTTTACAAAAATCACTAATTTTATGAAGCATTGTTATTTGCAAATAATGATTTAATTTTGTTTATAGTATTGGTAGTTTGATCTTTACCATTTTGCCAATTAGTTTTTTGAAATATTTTAGCTTCGCATATTTCTTTTTGTAACCAATTCATATTCTCACATGAAGAATAATCATATTTTTCATCTGCTTTTGCCATTGATGTTGACATAATAGCAAGTATTGTTAGTAACATTAAAGTTCTCATATTTTCCTTCCCATAGATTTAAAATCTTTAGCATCAACAACTTGATATCCACCTTTGTTATATGCTATAGATATTGTTTTACCTTCAGGCAAACTTGTAGAATAATATCGTCTATAAGTATTGCCAACTATTCTATCACTTGTTGGTATAGAATCTCTTACTTTGTACATTGATATATCTAATGGTTTAGATACACGTTTTGATTTTATAATATGGCCAGTTTTGACATTTATGTTAAGACCTAATGTACCTAACCACTTATGATAATCTTTTTTTACTAATTCAAATTGTTTTCTTTTTGTCAATTTTTTTGACATTCTATTATTATTGCACATTTTAATCAATTTGTCAATAGTCTATTTACCTAGTATTTTTCTTATAAAATTTTGTATATCGGTAATAATTGAACCAAATACTAAACTTAAATACAAATATATTTCACCCGAATATGCAACTGCAACAGCGGTCATCATTATTATTAATATTAGTAATATCCATTCCATACTATACTCCTTTGTTGTAATTAAAATATTTGATAGTGCCTTCTACGTAACCATGTCTTTTATTTTTTACTTTAGGATTTGTAAACATAGTGTTAGCGTCACCTGATTTATAACCCTCTTTATGTGATAATGTGATGTGAGCAGCACCTTTATCACTTCTTTTTAATTTTTTATTACTGTCTAATAAAAACATATCTTTTACCCAATATGCGTCAATGTGATTATTTGCTCTGTAGCCATTAATCATTGCACCGACTTTTTTACCCACAAGATTTTTGTACTTATTAAATACTTTAACTGTTGGTTTAAAGGCAAGTGTAATATGGTCTGATACTAACACACTCATTGTAGCACCTTTTTTAACTGCATTACAACTTTGTTTATCTAATGCGATAGCAAAATAACCATTATACATTATTTACCTCTTTGATTTTCTGATTCTAACTGAATAGCAACATCAACGTCTGACTCTTCTTTTTCAGTTAAAGTATGTTCATCTGCATAAGTGTCAATTACAACATTACCATCTTCTTCAGCATATTCATCATCCTCATCATATGCAACTTTACCAAGGTAAGTTGTTTTGCCTGAGTCTGAATAATTAGCGTCAACAACAGTTGTTTCAACTCCATCTTTTGTTTCGGTTATATCAGTTGTAATTTTAGAGTGATTAATACCACCACCTTCTAAAAATAACTTATCTGCCTCGTCTTTATCTTTTGCAAGCACATGCTGTTCTACCATTACTGTATAGTATGTTTGTTTTGAATATAAGTTTTTACCTATATTTTTTTTTGTATATATTATATTTGTGTCTATTGTCATAGTGTCCTCCTTAATTTAATTGTGTTATGTATTCTCTTTTAGTTGTATATTTTTTTGTTAAATCTGGATCGAAGTCTTTTCTAAAGCCTTGTCTTTTGTATAATTGACCAAAGTCATTAAATAAATTATGGTCGCCTGCAGCCGTTTCTGGACCGAATACATCTTCATAAGTTTGATAATATTCGTCTGGATAGATTATCTCAATAGCAGTAGCACCAGCAAAGTTTGTTGCGTCTTCTTTAAAAGACTTGTCCATATAATCTTTAAATTTTAACAACTGTTTTCTATAATATTTAATTTTAGAAATAGGTACGTTTTTATACATTGAATAACTAGTCCAAAAATAGTCTGCGTCTTCGGAGTTAAAATATTCTCGTTTATAAACAATATTAAATGATTTGTGTAATTCTTTAGTCATAGCGTCTCCTTTATTTGTCATATACATATACGCTACACTAAAAATACTTAAAAGTCAAGCATTAAAAAGTGTTGATTTTATTAGGGTTTTAGATGTAAATGTTCTTGTTTTGTTCTATTTCCAGTAATCTTTTATCCATTTACCTGATTCGTGTTGCATTGCTACATGGGGATCTGGATTACCATGAAATATAGAAATCTTAGCATTCTGTTTAAAGGTATAATTTTGTGATCTATTTGAATCGTATTGTTTTATGTTACCTCTTATAGGCCATTTATATGAATATGTCCATTGATCTGGAAAGAATTTTGTCTGAGGACTTTTCAACATAGTTAAATTAATAACGCTTTGATCACTATGATAGGTATCAAACCTAGTTTTGTCTTCTAAATATCTATCCCATATATGACTATGGTATTCTATATTAAATCTTAATACACTTGAATTAATTGTATTAGGTTCAGCAAAATCTCTCATTACATAAAAATCTTCATCTTTACCTATTGTAAAAAATTCATTTATGTTGTTTAATATAACTATATCTAAATCTAAAAATAATACATTACCTTCTAGTCCTAAGATAGGATTAAATAGATGTAACTTGTTCCACCACCCAGTCATAACAGGTTTAGGTATAGGTAATAATGTAATCTGTTTATCAAAGTTTCTATTAAAATCATCTGTCATACAATAAAAGTTAAAAGGTATAGTTAAATTTCTTTTAACCATATTGTATAAGACATTTACATAGTCAAGTGAATATTTTGTACCCCAAAATAACGAAACAACATTAACGATCATAACCAGCTTTACCTACATAATAAGCATCAACAATATCTGTTACAGGATTGTTTAGTTTTGTTTGATCAAATTCTTTCATCAAATCAATATCTGTATCTTTTACAAACTGCTCATACATTTTAAGCTTGTCTGCATTGCCTTTGCCAGTAGCATTCTTTTTTACTTGACCAGGCACTATACTTTCAAATCTTTTGTTTAGTTTGTACAGTTTATGTTTTAAGGCACCCATATTTTCTGCTAGATTAAACACAAGGCCTTTACTACCAAATGAATATCCTTCTACAAAAATATTACCAATAGCAGTATCAACAATATTAATCGCCCAATCGGAAATTTGATCGTGTCGTTGTGTCTCGGAGGTATAGGGTAAATGAAGTCTGCCATTTATTTGTCCATTACAATAATCACCTTCATATTTTTTTACGTTTGTAAGATAGTATATCTTACAATTTTCAAATTTAAACTCACCCCTACATACACATATAGCAGGACTTGTTAAACTATAATCAATTCCAATCGTCTTCGTCTTCTTCATTGTCAAAAATTGCATCCTCTTCATCTATAGAAGTGTCTGCACCACAAAAAGGACAAGTAGTTGGTTCTATTTCTTCATCCCATTCAACGTGATAGGATACTTCACAATTTTTACAACTGATTGTAACTTTATTTAAATTTGGTGGAGTAAGTGTTGCCATTATAGTTTAAATGTTTTAAATTGATCTTTTTTTACATCTTGTTTAAGTCCACCAATAACATAACTTTCTATTTCGGTTTCTTGTGGAGCATTTTGCATTGAACGACTATTAAACCAATGTTGTGTCCATGGTAATGGATTATTGTTTGATGATTGTTCATATACTTGATTTAATCCTATAGTTCTCATTCTTCTATTTGCTATATATTCAACATATTGATGTAACAATTTTTCAGAAAGGCCTATCATAGAACCTTTTTGAAACAAATAAGTCGCCCAACGTTTTTCTTCTTGGACTGCGTCATCATAAATTTGATAAACTTCTTTTTCTGTATCTTTAATAACTTTGTTCATCACTTTATCATTTTCTTTATTTCTATAATTATTAATAATGCTTTGTGACATTAATAAATGTTGACTTTCATCTCTAGCAATCAATGATAATATTTTAGCACTACCTTCCATAAGTTTAAGTTCACCAAAAGCAAATGAACAAGCAAATGATACATAAAATCTTAAACCTTCTAGTACATTTACAGTAACTAGTGATAACCATAATGCTTTCTTTAGTTCATATTCATCAACTGATTTAGGATCTAGTTTATATTTGTAACCTAATTGAATTAGTTTGTCATAACCTTCAGTTACAGACTTTGCTCTTTTTTCTATTTTCTCATCTTGTATAATTGTATCAAATACGTCAGATGGATTAGAATATAGATTTTTAATAATGTATGTATAACTTCTACTGTGAATTGTTTCCATAAAGTCCCATGCAACAATGGCACCTTCTAACTCTGGTATGGATACAAAAGGTAAAAATGCTAAACATGGCCCTCTACCTTGTACACTATCTAACATTGTTTGATATTTTAAATTAGATGTAAAGATAAACTTTTGTGATTCAGATAATTGAGAGTAATCGTTTCTATCTTTTTGTAAAGATACTTCTTCTGGTCGCCAAAAGAAACCTAACTGTTGTTGTGCCAATCTATCAAATACAGGATACTTAAATGTATCATATCTTTGTACAGCCAAATCTGCACCAAAAAACATTGGTTGTTTTGTACTATCTAGTTTTTTATCTTTATTAAATACAGTTTTCATTAAATTGTACAAGAATCACAGTTTTCTGGATCCTCTTCCTCTTTTACTTCTTGTTTATCCTCTGGTACATTATCATGGAACCCAACTGGATGAGCAGGTTCATCTTCATCTTTCTTACTATCATATGTGTTTTGATAATAAGAAGTCTTCCAACCTAATTTATAAGTCGTCAATAAGTCTTGTGCCATAACTGATACAGGCACTTGACCATCAGTATAATTTTCAGGATTATAAGACCAGTTACCCGATATTGCCTGGTCAAAATACTTTTGCATTACTGCAACGATATTTATATATCCTTCGTTCCCTTTCATATCCCAAAGTAGTGTATAAAAGTTCTTTAGTTTATTATATTCAGGTACGATTTGTTTTAAAGGACCCTTTTTAGATTTTTTAACTGACAAATAATCTCTTGGTGGCTCAATACCATTTGTTGCGTTTGATACAACAGATGATGATTCACTTGGCATTTGAGCTGAAAGTGTTGAGTGTCTTAAACCATGTTCTTTTATTTCACTTCTTAACCATTCCCAATCGTAAGTGTAATCTCTTTTTACTAATTCATCTACGTCTTTTTTATAAGTGTCAATAGGCAGTATACCATCTGCATATTTTGTTTGTTTAAATGCTGAACATTGTCCTTTTTCTTTTGCAAGTTGATTACTTGCCTTTAATAGAAAATATTGAAATGCTTCTGTAAGTTTATCAACTTGTCTCCATGCAAGTTTCTGTTCATACTTGTAACCTTTTTTAGCAAGATAGTGAGCAAGGCCAATATAACCAATACCTAAACTTCTTCTTGCCTTTGTAGATATTTCAGCAGCATTGATAGGATATTTTTGATGGTCTATAATTTCATCTAATGCTCTTACTGCTAAATCACATAAAGGTTCTAGTTCATCTCTTTTGTTTATTTTACCCACATTGATGGCAGATAAAATACATAAAGCAATTTCACCTTCTCCATCAATGTGTTGTATTGGAGTGGTTGGTAAAGTTATTTCCTGACATAGATTTGACATATAAACTCTATCTTTGAAAGATGAGTGAGTATTACAATGGTCAATATTCATAATATAGATACGGCCTGTTTCAGCACGTTCTTTCAATATATCAAAAAATAATTCTTGTGCATTAACTTTTGTTTTCTTAATAGATAATTTTCTTTCTGCCTTCTCGTAAAGTTCATCAAACTCTGGTGTTCCCCAGGCTTCATATAGTTCAGGCACTTCGTGTGGTGAAAACAAAGTTATGTCTTGGTTGTTTATAAATCTTTCATAAAATAATTTTGATAGTTGTATTGAATAGTCAAGTTTTCTAACTCTATTATCTTCACTACCTTTATTATTTTTAAGAACAATAATGTCACCTATTTCTTGGTGCCAGATTGGGAAGTGGACTGTTGCTGATCCTCCTCGGACTCCATTTTGAGTGCAACACTTAACCGTTGCCTCAAACTTTTTAAGAAAAGGTATAACACCAGTGTGTTGGACCTCGCCTCCTCTGATCCTAGCATTGATGCCTCGTATTCTTCCAGCATTGATTCCGATTCCAGCTCTTTGAGCGATGTATCTTCCAATCGCCATATCACCAGAGAAAATACTAGGTAAGGTATCATCAATATCAACCAATACACAACTCGCATACTGACGTAAAGGAGTTCGTACACCAGCCATAACGGGAGTAGGAATATTGATTTTGAATTGACTAATTGCGTCATAATATTTTTTAACATAACTCATCCTCGTTTCTTTTGGGTATTTAGCAAACAACGTTGCTGAAATAAGCATGTACATAAATTGTGGTGTTTCATACACCTGATTAGTACTTCTATCTTGTACTAGATACTTGTCTATCACTTGTCTTAATCCAGCATAAGTAAAATCATAATCTCTATTATGATTGATCCAGTTTTCCATTCTATCAAAATCTTTTCTTTGATAGTTTTCTAAAATTTCTTTATCATATAGTCCCATCTCAACTACTTTTTTAACATGATCATATAGGTGTGGATGATCCCATAATTTACCAATAACTTGTTTTCTCAATGAATATAAAAGTAATCTACTTGCTACATATGTGTAATTAGGATTATTTAAATCTATTAAATCTGCAGCTGACTTAACTAAAATCTGTTGTATTTCGTCTGTGGTAATACCGTCATAAAATTGTAAACCACTTTTCATTTCTACTTGTGAAGAAGATACTCCAGTTATATCTTCACAAGCATACTCAACCATTTCATGTATCTTTTCAATGTTAAGAGGTTCTGTTCCTCTATCTTTTCTTTTTTTGACATTTATAGACTCGTTTCCCATTACCATTTTTCTCTCCTTAACAACGTTTGTATGAATTTAATTGAGTAATTGCTGACAAACCTGAATAGGTATTGTCGAATATAATTTTTTGTATTTGTTCTTTTGTCTTGCCGTTTACGATCATTTCGTTAATATCTTTTTCTTTTGTTCCTTCTGGCCATATTGTTACCATATAACTTTTATCAATCAACTTATACATTCTATCTATAATTTCTTTATTTCTTGGTTCGTTATCAAAAATAAAGACAACATCTTTTTTTTCAACAGGTAGTTGTAGATCAGCACCACCAGCCGCAAGACAATTTTCAAGGAACAAACTATCTAATGGACCTTCAACTATGTATAATCTTTTGTGTAGATTAATTCGTTCTAGGCCAAATATTTTTTGTTTGTTTTCCTGTAGTTTTATTGTTAGATATTTTGGTTGTTCTTTACCAAATGCTCTGCCTTGTAAAGCAAAGACTTCACCACCAACATCATAAAAAGGTATTATCAATCTAGGATGTTCGTACTTTTTATTTAGACTATCAAAAGTCCCTGGGCGTATCTTATTTACATACGTTTGGAACTTGTCGCAATAATATAATCGGTCAAAGTATTCTGTAGGCAGTTTTCGTTTTATCAAATACTGCTTTGCAGGATGATCATCATTTAAGTTACTAAAGGCTGTAAGGCCTTGTAGAGGTGTAGATTTTAATTTTTGTTTTGTGTTAGTTTTAAACTTATCAAATAAACTTTCAGCGTCATTTGATGGTTTACTACCTTTATATCTTTCTAAAATGTATTGGTCGTATAAAGGTCTATCAACTAACTTTATAAGATTTGCCAGATTGTGTGAAGCACTACAATTATGACATTTAAAAAACATATCATTTTTTACTCTATAAAGATATGCTCTTGCCTTTGTTTTAGACTTTTTAGAATCACCACAAACAGGACAACGAAAATTAAAAAGGTATTCTCGTTTCTTTTTAAACTGTTGTAATCTAGGCTGTATTTTAGATATATAATTTAAATCAATGTAACCACTCATAATAAACAGTATATACTATATATACTATTTTGTCAAGGTCCTATTACAGAATTTTAAATACTGACATCAACTGAGGCATAGACAATCCTAGCACTATTGCCGCCCCTATAATGATCCATCTGTATTTCTCAAAAACGCCTATCCTACCGTCTAAATTTGAGTTTAAAGTCTTAATTTCACACATTAAACGCTTTTCTGACATCTCAATTTCATCAGTTAATTGAGTATGTATTTTGTTGATTCTTGCGTGTAATTCTTTATAATTTGTATCAAATTCAACCCTACGACTCTCTATTAGGTTGAATATTGCTTTATCAATATCCTCTTGTTTAGATAGTTTTTCTTCATGTACAGCCAACATAGATTTAATGCTCCCCGATATATCAGTTAGTTTATCTATTGCGCTATCAAGTTTTGTATTAACACTTGCAACCTGTTCAACTTCAGTTTTAAGAACCTGAACATCTGTAGCGAGTTTCTGTATGTCGTTTAATTCAGCCATAATAGTATTTATTCTTATGCAACTTTGAGTATAGTTCTTAATTCTTGTAATCTTCTAATTTTCCAAAGTTTCACAAATGTTTTTCTGCGTCTCCGTAACTTTTGTTTCTTAATTTTGAGCCAGTGTAAATTGAGTAAGTATAGTTTTCTTTTTTTTTCATTTCTTATTATCCTTTTTGCTATTAGTTTTAACTTTCTTTTTTGAAGTAAAGTCATAACCCTCCATTAAGTTTGTTACTGGTTTATAAATGGTTACTAACTCATCTTTACCCTTAACCTTAATTTTATCTAGCTCAATTGACTTAATATTTTTCAGTTGCTCTTTTGTATAGGAAGAATAAATCAAAGGTGTAACCTTTCCATTTTCATCTCTATAATTTCTTGTAGCAGCCTCAAGTCTAGCTGCCAAGTTTACAGCGTCACCTACAACAGAATAATCTAATCGGTTTTCACTACCCATATTACCGACAATACAAGTTCCTGTGTTAACACCTGAACCTATGTTTATATCAGGAAGACCTTTCTCCCTAAATTCTTTTTTTAACTTTTCAGTTTCTTCAGCACATTCTATACCTGTCTTTACAGCCATCTCAGCGTGATTAGGACAATCTAATGGTGCATTCCAAAATGCCATAATACAATCACCCATATACTTGTCAATCGTACCACCATTTCTTAAAACGATTTGACTCATACGATTTAGATAATCGTTTATCACAGCAACCAATCCTTCAGGATCGTCTTTGTTTTTATAGTATTCAGAAATAGGAGTAAATCCTACAATGTCCATAAACAAGAAAGACATTTCTTTTCTATCACCACCAAGTTTTAATTTTTCAGGATTCTTTACAAGTATAGCAACTTGTCTTGGATCCAAATACTTTTCAAACTGTTTTCTTATTTGTTGTTTTAATCTAAACTCTAATATAAATCTATTAAAGACACTATGAAATCCTACAACAACAATTGTAAAAATAATCCAAGTTACATCTACTAACATTAAATTTTGTTGAAAGAAATAATTAGAATAAACTATTGAGCCTAATATTGAAAATACAATTGCTAAACCTATTACCCAATATGGTGTAAATCTTGTTAGAAATATTATTACTAACCCTACTACAAAAGCAACAGCTAGTTCTACAATAAATGATATATCAACTCTTGTAATATTTTTACCATCTAATACAGTTGAGAGTGTTGAAGCAGTTAACTCGTAAGCATATCTTTCACCAACTGGTGTGGCAATGACACCACCTAGACCTTCAGCGTTCATTCCTATGATTACTGTTTTGTTGTTTAATCTAACTTCACTTGTTTCTAAATCAGCAATTGATGTAGTGATGTAACCTTTGTTCCATCTTAACCAGATACGAGCATTTGCATCTGTTTCTATAGTTTTAAATCCAGGAACTCTCATTGCAATTATACCACCTTCTCCTGTTTTAACTTGATAACTTGGTGCACCTGTTGATACTCTTATAACTTCAATTGCCATTGCAGGATAAATTTCTTCACCTATTCTCATTAGTAATGGTATTCTTCTTACAACACCATCCACTTCAGGTGCTGTGTTTGTTACACCTACACCATCAGCGTATTCGCCAAACTCTTTGACAGGACCTAACATTCCACCCCATTCAAATAACCAAGGTAACGGATCACCTATTTTAGCGACACCTCTTGGTACAGCATTTTTATTTGTTTGATTTGTTCCTGTTTGTGCTATGACTACACCATTTTGATAAATTGTGTTGATAAATGTTTCATCACCACCTAGTCTATCGTATTCTGAAAACAGTATAGGTATGACTATAATACCAGCACCTTTTTCTCTTAATTGATTTACTACATCAGCAAGTACATCTCTTTTCCAAGGCCATTGTCCATACTTCTCTATGGCCTTCTCGTCTATGCTGACAATGTGTATATCTTGTGAAATTTCTTTTGGCTCTGATTGTAATAATAAGTCAAATGACTTTAATCTTAATATCTCTTTTATCTGTGGGTCTTTTAATCCAATATATGTAACAATGAATAATGTTAAGAAAGCAAATGTCCAATGTGTTAATATTTTTTTCATTAATTACCTTGTGTCACCGAAACTGAACAGCCTCCTAATGTTTGACAATCTTGTGTAAGTGAATATGATTGTGCTGTACCACCTTGTTGTAGTAAATCTAAATCTGTACCGTAACTACCTGTTATTGAAACTGTGGCACTATGAGATGAACTACCCTTTTGAATCATATCAACATCATTATCAGAATTATTTATAGTCAAATTCAATGTCTTGTCCTGATTGCCCCATTGTACAGTAAAAACATCATTATTATTTCCATAAATGTAAGTTGTATTGCTATGTTCGTGTCCTGAATTATTTGACCTTTGACTTCCTAAAAATGTATTATTTGAACCGTGAATATCTAATCTTACAAAATGACCACCATATTCGTAATCATCTATCGTATCTAATGAACCATCAGAATAAACTCTATAACCTTGATAAAAATCCACATCATTACTATTACCTGAAATATGAAATTCAAATCTATCTCCACCACAAGGTGTTTGATTACAGTATTGTTTGATGTTTAAATTATTATCGTTACCATCTAAATCCCCACCCCAACTATATCCACTTCCCCATAATGAAGTATATCCAATATAACCATCATCACCTTTTTGTTCAAACGTTATAGTATTATCCGTACCACCTATTGACATATCTACTTTATTGTCTTCGCCTTCTTGGTTTACATTAATGGTTGTATCATCATTACCTGTGCCAGCTTGACTAATATAAATTTCATTGGCTTTTACTTTATCTATGATAGAATAAAAAACCATCCATACAAATAACCAGATTGTTAATCTTTTTAAAAATTTATACATTATCGTTGTAATAGGTCTATATTATTCAGACCTCCTCCATCTCCTACAATATAATCTCTTGTTATAAAATCACCTTGTGACAGATTAATAACATACTCACTTGATTTACTTAATTTTAATCGTACAAAGTTAGTTGTATCTTCTCGTCTAAATTCCCAATATGTTCCTTGGTCAATAATAATAATACCTGTTAACTCGTCTTGTCCTACTTTTTGTTTCTTCTTTACAAATACATCTGTTAACTCACTTAAAAAACTTTCTGCTAATACTTTGTTAATTTGGTCTAATACATCTGCTAAAAAATCTTGTGCTAGATAGTCAATATCCAATTCTTCAAAGTTATCATCATCTTTTGTTGCTAGTAAATCTTCGTTTAAAACATCTATTTCTAAAAAATCAATATCTAAAACATCAGCAACTGCTTTCTTTTCTTCTACTGCCTCATCTGTATTTAAGTTTGATGGTGGTGATAAGATAAGTAGATTTGAAATCATACTTTCATCAACATCTACTAAAATAGGTTTAAATGGTTTTGCTTCTGGTGCTTCAACTCTTGTTGCTTGAAAGGCCTGATTCATTATAACTTGACCAGCATCTGATTCTACACTTATCTCTCCTACATAACATAAACCATTTGTATCACAACTTGGTAATAATAAAATAGTAGAACCACCTAATTCATCTATAATCATAGCAAAGTCAGTACCTCTAACAGCAATTGTGGCTGTTGGTGTACTAATCTTTACATTTTGTTTTGAATTTTTGGCAATCTGACCTGAAGCATATCTTACACTTCCTAAACTTGCCTTTAATGATAACGCACCTGTGTTGGTGTTAGGGTCATAAACAAACTCGTCAATGACTAACTTTGAGTGTTCCGTTAACTCAACTTTAGTGTCATCAACAAAGGTGATACCTGTACGGCCATCACCTGTCTTTACTGTATCGTATGAAAAGACTTCAACATCTTTTTGAATAGTGATACCTTTGTCACCGTCTTTTCTATCTATTTCTGCCTTGCCTTTATGTTCGCTTACTTTACCAATAGAGGCAAGAGCAGAATTAGAAATTACGATTAATAAAATTATAAAGTTCAATATTCGCATATACTAAAAGTCCTATAATTAATATTAAGTTTATTGTTCCAAAGTCCATATTAATCCGATTGTGTTATGTCTATATCAAAACTATCACCAGTTACATCTAAATCTACTGTGTTGTCATAGATACCAGATTGTGTAACATCAATAGTTCCTCCACCGCCAGTAACATTGATTGTAATGCCGTGACCAGCACTATCGCCATCTCCATCAACATCTAAAGTAATAGCATTACCTTCATCTGAATTTGCTGAAGTTGTTGCTAATGATGATGAGTTATCTGAAGTTACAGATATATTAGCACTTACACCGTCAACAGCAGCAGCGATAACGCTGTTATCTCCTGTAAGTGTAAAACTAATTGTAGATGATGAAGCGTCTGTAGTTTCACCAATATCAAAATCAAAGGTGTTGTTGTCACCTGTTGTAGTGATATTAAGTGTTACAGTATCACAATCTCCTGATGATGTAGAGCTACAAAGTAAATCAACTGTGTTTGAGTTACCTGTAAAAGCCCAAGTACCTGTATAAGTTGATCCTTTAATTGTAGCGTCAATAGTGTTTGTGTTACCTGTTTGTGTAATACTAAACGTCATATTATCACCGTTTAAAATCATATCTGTAAGTGAGTCACCTACTTCGTTATTTTGTCCGTCTTGTGTAATGTCCAAATCAAGGCCGTCACCGACCTGTTCTATATAAATGTCGTTAGCATAAACGTTAAAGCATAATATACTAGCAAATAATGTAATTAACAGTTTATTTAACATTTACTTTTTTCTCCTCTTTAAATTTCCAAAGGCCTTCTTTTTCGCCTTGTAATATAATTTCTACTACGGCCTGTTCTATAGCTGCTCTTACAGCATAATTAACAGGTTCGTTTTTTGTTACTCCTGTTTCAGTTTCTATTGCTCTTGTACCTAAATCTAAAAACTTAAATACAGATGAACCGTATGAAACAGATAATATAGTTTTTTCAACAGCAACTGTGAGTAAGACTTCTCCTGTAGAAACACTTACTACTCTCATTGAAACAGTTACGTTATCAACTCTATATTGTTGTTGTACTCCAATGCCCAAATATCTAGCACCAGCACCGCCAGTTGCGATATTTGAGTCATAACCTACAACACCACCTTCAAGTATAAGACCAGCAAACTTTAAAGGTTTTAATCTTTTAGATTTTTCTTCTTCATACTGTTCTCTTGTTGATCTTATCAGCTGTCTTTCTTTGATTAGATTATCTAATCCAATTCTTTCTACAACTTGAAACCAAGTCCCATTACCTACTTTTTGTAATGCGTCTATCACCCATACTTCAGCACCTTGTGTGACAGCACTACTTAATTGTGAAAACTTATCACTTGGTTTTCTTTGACCTGTCTTATCTGTAAATTGATATACAGCAATTGTAATTTCAGGTCCGTCTAATTTTTTTATATTATCAAATTTTTCTTGTAACGGAGATAGAGATAGTTTTGGGTCCTCTATCTGAGGTACAGTAGCGCAACCACTTAAACATATAGCTGCCAAAAATAATAATACTTTAAACATTAAAATCCAAAGTCCCCTATGGGCACAGTTAATGTTGTTACCGTTCCATCTTCTGCTGTAATTGTAATATTAATTGTTCCCAAATCTGTATCTTTAGTCCATACAATTTGAGCACCTTCTATTTCAGCAGTACCAGAATTTTGTCCAGTATCACTAAACATATTATCAACTAATTGTTTTGATAGATTAGCGTAAATTCTACTTTCAACGTTAGCAATAAAACGATTGATTGTCTTATTGTCTTCGTCACGTTTAGCCTGCCTTTCAGCGGCTTCTTTGTCTTCTTTTATCTTTTGTTTTCTTTGGTGTTCAAGTTGTTGTATAGATAACACGTGGTTTGAGTAACCATTTCCACTAAAGGAAGGGTTCTTAAAATCCTGTGTCAATTCACTTGATTGTAATGATGATGAAAATAGTATAATTCCAAAGAAAACACTTAATTTAATTAGTGTTTTCATATTACTATTTATGTTTATTCGTCTTTAGTTTTCTTCTTTTCTTCTTCTCGGAGTGTCAGGACTGTGTTTAATTTAGATTTAATTCTTATAAGGTCGTTATCAAGTCTTCGTATCTTATCTAACAACATAATTAGAGCCTTATTTGCTTCTCCTAATTTACTGGTAACTTCTTGTGTTATAAAGTTATAGATAAACCAAATAAACCAACCCATAGCAATAGCGGCTAGTGTCGCAAAACCGTATTGATTAAGTATTTCTAAAATTGTCATTAGTCTTTTCTTGCGTCATTCTTTCCATCTGATCTAGCAATTCTATCTAAATCAGGTTTGAGATGTAACGCTGATGATATTAAAGTGTCAATATGTATCAGGTCATTATTCATAGTATCTATTCTGTTTTCTAAACCCATAATAATACCGTGTAAACCTTTTACTGAACCTACAACACCACCTAAAATATATTTTAAAATAATATATATGAACCCACCCATAACCACAGCAGCAGCAACAGGTAATCCAAATTCAACAAGTATTGTAAAAAATATATCCATCAAACTCTTTTTCTATTTCTTAAATGAGCAGCCTCAACAAGTTTCTTGTTTTGACCATAGTAAGCGACAGCGTGACCTACTTTAACCATTTCTGAATTAACAGATTTGCCATCACACCATACATCTCCAAGTATTCTACCAAACTTACCTGTTTCTGAATTTTTGTATGTTTTAATTGTAATCTTTTTTGCTTTTTTTAATTTTTCTTGTAAAAACTTTTTAGACTTTAAACCATAAATTTTTTCTACTTTATCTCTTGTTCTACTTTCTGGTGTGTCTATACCAAATAGTCTAACTCTTTGAGCAAACAAAATGTCAAACCCCATATCTAATATAACATCTATTGTATCACCATCTACAACTTTTGTAACTCGTTTTACTCTATAACTAAAGTCAGTTTTATCACCTAGTTTCGCCATCTTCTACCTCGTAATATTCTTTATACTTGTCTAGCAAGTCATTTGTTATTTTTAATTGATTTCTTATTCTCGCAAAGTTCTTTGATAGTAATTCAAAGTCTTTATCTGTTAAGCCCCATAAAACTGGATCAATACCTTGTTCTTCTAGTTTCTTAAATACTTCTTCAGCATTAGCACTAGTAATAATAATCCATCTTAAATTTTCTAATTCAAGTGGTGTAGGTTTTTCTAAATTTAGTTTTGCTCTTGGTACTTCTTCTTTGAATATGCTTAACTGTTTTACTCCACTACAACTAGTAAGGAATATAGTTAGGGTTAGCAATAGAAGGGCATTCAGAATTGATTTCTGACTTCTTTGTAGCATTTAACTCTTTCTCCGTTAGTGGTGACCCACTAGCTATTTCAATACATCTTGTAGCCAGCGCACTTGCACCGTTTGTAATTCTTTCAATAGATTCTGTTTTTTGTATGGCCAACTTGCCTACATCTCTATTCTTTTTGTTAAACCTTTTATCAAGGTCTTCTAAATCTTTTTTTAACACACTTACTAACTC